AACAACTGCAAGTCTTGTACTCTCATGAATTTTTTCTTAACTTGATAGATAGATCCTCTATCACTTTTTTATAACCTTGCAAGAGGTTTTTGTTTTTTTCATCCTCATAAGAAAATTTCTTCCAATAATAAATTTGTTTTTGAGCATCCAATAATATTTGTTGATAAAATTTAATAGTAATATGCAAATCTTCAATTTGTTTAGTTAAATCTAATGGACCTCTATCTTCTTTAGGATCAACCTTACTTTCATTTTCATGAGTCATATCTTCTGCATGTTCTTTTAAATGTGTATATGTTCTCTTATCTTTCATCTATTGACATTATAGGATAGTTCCCTTAAAAAGTCAATATGGGTGTACCAAAAAGATTAACAGAAATGCAACAACGATTCGCTGAGTTCTTAGTATTCGGTGGACCGGAAGGACCAATGACTAAACGTGAAGCTGCTATCGCTGCTGGATACAGTAAAGATAGAGCAATGCGAGAAGGATCAGAACTTACAAACCCCAAATACTCACCACTTGTTGTAAAATATATTGGTGAACTAAAAGAAGAAAGATTGAGAAAACATGAGGTGACTTATGAAGGACACCTGGCTGAACTTGCAAGACTCAGAGAGGCTGCTTTAAAGAAAGGTTCTTTCTCATCTGCGGTAAATGCTGAAGCAAACCGAGGAAAGGCAGCAGGACTATACATAGACAGAAAAATAATAAAAACTGGGAAACTAGAAGACATGTCAGAACAAGAGTTAGAAGCAAAAATGAAACAAATTTTAGACGACTACGGGTCTCTAATAAATGTAACTCCATCTAAATCTTCGTTACCTTCTTCACCCACGGAAGAGGAATCATCGTCCGATCCCCAAAAGTAATACCATCTTCATCTTTGTCGTAAGATGCAAATAATTTAATTGAATTTTTATCTTTGGAATACAGCCAACCCTCATTGACAGGAGTTGCTAATTTCATTTTATTAAATTCTTTATCATTAGCCCAGGCAGAGTCACTTACGCAGTCGACCCACTCCACTCTAACCTTCTGAAAAGGTATATCAGGAGTTGTCTCAGTGTTGATAGCTTTTCTTCTTTTCTTAGGCATAAACTTTTATACTATATATACTCTTTTAAACCAAAATGATTTTTAACAACGGATGAAAAAAATCTCATGGTACGTGGAACTTTTTTTAACTTTGGGCAAATTTGCTATATATAAGAGGGGTTCTAGAGCAAAAAAAAAGTTCCATGAAGGTTCCACGGTTCCATGGTCCGTGCTCCATGCACCCTGATACATTAGAACCATTCTAAAGAACCATGCCTTTTGCCTTATTATCGCCATACTTTCGCTCGTATATTGCCTCAATTTCCATCATCAATTCTACGATATATTGTTCCTCCAATTTATCAACTTCAGCCAAAGATCGTTTTACAATGTCTCTTTGCCTTTTTATTGCCTTATTTTTTGTGATAACAAGATCAATGCCCCACCTAGTTTGATCTGTCATAGTATTCCTTTCTATTATATAGTTTGTTGATTAATTTATTTATACGCACATCCCTTTTACCTATTACTCCTACAGGATGTTTCTTCATTGACTGAAGTCTATTTATCTTATCTAAATTACTTGGTTTTATTTTTCTAAACATTTAAATCTATTTTTATTCCTTCCACTTTTGAATCATATTTTTGTTTATTTAAATTTCTTATTTCCATTTCGCTAGGTCCTTCCAAAACTGTTCCTGTATGTAAACAATAAACAGGTAACTTACTTCTTTGATTTTTTTCCGGATGCATTTGATTCATATAATATCTCCTTACCGTAGCTCTAAAAGGATGCCATGGCATTTTATTTAAAAAAGGATAGTAACGATTTATATATAATTTCTCATATTTTTTACGTGTTTCTTCAGATTCATTTTCTTTTCTTATTTTAATTATTAACTTACATCTTTTCGGGTCTTCAAGAAACTTACGAAGGTTATCTATTTCTGCTTCTTGTTCTTCATTAGGGCCCATTATTTCACCATATCCTAAATGTAGTCCCCATTGTTCATCCCAAAGATTTAATCTTTTTTGTAATTTTAATAAAATCTCAGAAGATTTTTTACCTTTATAATTAAGAATCCTGTTTTTAACTGACTTACTTTGTCCAATGTAAAGAATTCCATTAGGGACAAACTCTTTTTTAATATCTATAAAAGCATAAATACAGGGTAAAGCTGCTTTTTGTTTTAATATTTCTATCTGTTTTTCTAAATCAGAAACACCTATATCTGTTTTATAATTTTTTAAATTCGTGTTGATTGTTTTCATTAAAATCCTCTGCTTTCATATTTACTTTTGCTTGTTCTTTCTCACTAAATTTTATGTCATGATACATGTCCAATCTTTTCAAAAAGCCATGTTTATAACGTCTTAAATCAGCTCCTTCGACCGTGAACTCTTGATAATATAGGTCAGGCGTGCATACCATGATAACTCCTTTTTTAATCTCTGATCCGTAGACATAATCGTGGGCCATAGCGTACGCTGCGATTTGAAGGTAATAGTCTTCGATCCATTCTTTCTTTTTCGGACGATTGGATTGCTTGAAGTCAACAATAGTTTCCACGCCATTGTGTGAGCATACAAGATCTGTTGAACCTGCGTATAGACCCGGATAGTGTAACGTAACTTCCGAACCATAATACTCTTCAACGGGTAATAAACCCACTTCAATAATTTTTTCTGCCATCGGTTTAGCTTCCGCCCCAATGGGTGATAGATCGTCGTAGCCAACTCCTGTGACGTGACATTCCAGGAATTTATGCATGGAAGTCCCACGTTTACTACTATGATTCTTGATCTGTTCTGCTTTTTCATGGCCTACCTTTTTTTGCCAGTCCTTTATAAAACTTTGGTCTTTTGTCAACCCTAAAATAGTTGTAACAGAAGGTAATTTCTCTCCACCAAAATCATAGAGCCGTGTTCCGTGATGCTCGTACATTTGTCCGGACATATATCTATATCGATCACTCTTCTTCATTCAACTCCTCTTGTTCTTTTTTATAACCTTCCATAAGTTCTTCATGCAAAGTTTTTTGTTTTTTCTCTTCATGTTCATCAACTATTTTTTCAATTTCCTTTATGTCTTTTTTACTAAAAATTCTATTAAACTCTCTTCTGTATTTGTCATCAGATGGCCTAGACTTACCATCCCATTGTCTACCTTTTTCTTTTTCCATAATGTCTTTCCTCTCTTCTTTTTTCTACATACTTTAAATGTTTAACCCAAGCCCAGGAGTTAATCTTTCCAGACCACTCCATAGTCTTATCTAAAAACATATAAATATATTTATCGAACATTTTTTTGCACCTCTCTATACTCATCTAAAGATATCACATTATTGTTAAGTGCAACAGTTGTATAATGTTCGATCACTTGTTGTATCTTAGGTAACTTTGTATGTGCAAATGGCCATATCAAACAACACACATAGTATGCATCTCTAAATGTACATCTCCATCTGTATTGTTTTAAGTATGGTGTACCATCAACTCTATTACCTTTAACCTTTTTAGGTGTCAGTGTACCAACACCTACAACCCCATGAAGCCACGTTAAAACTGATCTGTCAGTCATAGTGATCTCCATGGATAAACGCAGACTATTAGAATATCTATAACCTGGTTTACCCTTGTGTTTCTTTTTCTTCTCTAACCCGCGTCTTATATGTATGGACCCTTCTCCATCAAACAGTCCTGCAATATAAGCTTTGTCAGTATCATCTATCATTAATGTATTGACATTCCTTCCTCCTCAAACTCAAAAAAATCTTCATTACCATAGTCATAGATTTCTCCTTGAGAATCACAGTCCCAGCATTGATGAATCATATCTTCTTTCTCCATAATACATGCGACTTTTACGTAGCCATTACCTTTACAGGTAGGACAGACGTATACTTTCTTAACTTTTTTTAATTTTGCCATTTAATTTCTTCACTTTCTCATTTGCGATTGATTCAATGGTTTTACTTATTGACAGTTTTGCATCAGGTAATAGCACCTTAGACAAATCTATCAATTTCTTGTATGTCTCGTGTGTTAATGATACATTTCTGTATTTATTTATGTCAGTCATTTTTGCCTTTCATTTATTAATAATGATAATATAGGAGATTAAATCTAAAAGTCAATGACAAAGTTTATTTTATTAATGTTAGTTTGCAGCAATATCCCAGGAAATGATTGTAAACCCATTCCAACCCCTGTTAAAGAATTTAGTACTTATCATGAGTGTGCTTATTATGGATATGATTATTCGGGTTCTTTGTTAAGATCTATGGGTGATGCTAATGTTGACGAGTATAAGATGTATACTATGTTTTCTTGCAAAGAAAATAATTTAATTTGACAATGTGTCACAATTGTGTTAACGGTAAAACTTCTCACCACAATTAAACCTATCCATCACTCTCTCTTTGGATAGGTCTGTTCAATTTTGTATACAACCCATCAAATTACCACTACCATCGTTCATTACATGAGCGTTGACAGGGTAGTCTTGATACGTTGTTAGTTTCAGTCTTATAATATCACACAGATCAAACAGATCTAATTCGTTTGCCACTAATGACATATGTTCCATCATCTGTTTTGTTAACGGAACTAACTGATACATTCCATCGTTCAGTATTATAAGATCCATCAGCCCACTCCTTTATAAGTTTATACCATTTATCTTTATAGTATGGGTCTTTTGTTTTGTTGTAGTCGTTTGCTGTTTCGTCTATTTCTTGCAATAGTGTCTGCATTCGCTGTTCCTTGTGTTATTATCTTATTTATACTATGTGCTTTTAACTTTACATTTACACCATACGAACGCCATGCTTTTTTCATTAAATTTAACTCTAATAAAAATGTAGACCATTGTCCTTGTGATATACCCTCAACATCTAATGTAACTGTCTTCATTTTATCTTCCTCGCTATATAATCAAAAACAGGTCTTTTAGGTGTAGCAGATTTCTGCATCACTGTTTTTCTTTTTTGAAAAAAATCTACTTTTCCTTTTTCAGCTTGTTCCGCAAATAAATTAGGTATAACCCCAACATTTCTATCATAACATCTGTCTTCTGCTAGATTACCAGTGTAATAAACAACTGATGAACCTACTTCTGCAGTGTCAACCCATTTTTCTATATTTTTTTTATTCATTGTATTCCTTTCGTGTTAGTTTTTTTTATATTATATGTGCAACCTTTAATTAAACAAGGTAATGTAAAATCTCTTGGTCTAAGGTTTTTACCTACCAAATTAATTTCACATTTAGGACACACACCTCTTGCCATTAAATCACCAGAAGTTCCGCCCACTTTTTCTACCATATGCCAATCTTTCTTAGCAATTAATTTAGCAGCAAACTTTAAACCCGCTACAACATCTTTTGGTTCGTATTCAGATTTAGCTGCTGTTAAAATTAATTTTTTATAAGCGTTAAAAACTCTAGCTTCTTCTTTTAACTGCTTAATTTCTTCTTTTAACATATCCATTGGTGTTATTTCTTTTACTCTCATTTTTTTAACTCCTTCATTCTTTCGTACATTTTTTGTAAATCATAAGCAGTACAATTTAAAACAAAAGAAACCATATCTTCTCTTTTTTCTTTTTGCTCTGCATGCACTTTTGCTTTGTTTTCTTGTTGCACCTGATCGATGCCCCATCTTGTTTGATCTGTCATAATATTCCTTTCATTCTTTCTATATAGGATATTAGATGATTATTGTCAACCCCTTATTTTCCCTGGCCATTATATTTCTTAAATTGGCGTCTTTTGTGCTTATTCATTTTACATGTACTAGGATTTCTACCTATATTTGTTTTGTGAAACACAGCTTCGTGCTCTACTTTTGAGTACATTCCTTTAGATTTTTTCGCCATCTTTCATTACTAATTCATGTTTTTCTTTTTCACTCAATGCAACCGCAGGTATATAACTAATTTTACCATTTATATGTTGTCTAAGATCATTACCACATAAGGTACATCTATAAAATTCTGGTATAACTGATACTAAAACAGTTTCTTGATTACACTCTGGGCATAAACCATTAACAACTTCTGTGTTAAATTTTATTCTATGTTTTATAGCCATTAGTTTGCCAGTGGGTTGCTCGTGCTTACTTTTATTTCTTCTATTTGTACTTTTAATAATTGTATTTCTTTTTCGTTAACTAACATTTTAGTATGACCATGTTCGTGTTCGTGATCATGCTCGTGAGATTCTAGTTGTGCAACTTTTTCTTCTAATACAGCAACCATAGATAGGTCTACTGTTTTAGATGCATTTTCTAATACATCTATCTTAGTCATAACTTCACCATACTTAACAAACCCACCACCAATTGCAATAATTGCTGCGATTAGTGCGGCTATGCCAGCTAATTGATCTTTAAGATTTTTCATTTTTTAATGTTTCCAGTTCTATTAAAATTTGTTGTTTTTCATAATTTAATATTCCAAGCTTACGTGCCTTGATACCTATAATATCATTATCAGTGTATGTTGCAAGTGTCTTATCTGCATAAATTAACCGGTTATCTATAAGGTTTAATTGCTCTAAATATATGTCTTTTGGTGCATAAAACGCTACGTTATATACGTCTAGTGATAGTTGATCTTCTACCATTGCATCCATTTTTAATAAATTTTTAAGCTGTAAATTTTTTAATGGGTTTTTAATTTTTTCATCTACCTTAGCCATAACTTTTTCTAGT